GGTCACCGCTTCATGCACGTCATTCAGACGGGCGTCATCGCTGGCCTGTTTGCGGCCAAAAATGGATTTCACCTTTTCGGTCAGGGCGGTGAACACGGTTTCAGGCAGGTCTTCAAATTCCAGCTCAACAGGCGTTGCCACTGAAATCAGGTTTTCAGGGCTTAATTTGAAGCGGTTCAGGGGGTTGTGTTTTGCCGTGCGGCAGAATTCCAGGTATTCCGTGCCGAGGCTTGCCGGGTCATCGGTGACGGCCAGCCCCACCAGATAACATTTGCCGGTATTGGCAAAGTTCGGCTGAATTTCCATTGAGGTATAGACCTTCTGCGCGGCCTTGTTCATCGCGATAAGGTCATCGGTCGGGGTGATTTTCGCAAACAGCGCCCATTTGCCTTTCAGCGCCGAATCATCGTCAATCTTTTCGGCCTTCAGTTCGACCACATCGCCATAACGCTTAAAAATACCGTCAGGCAGGATCCCGCGCAGATGTTCCAGGTTAATGCGGCAACCATAGACTCGCGGGTCAAAGGTTTCGGCCATTTCCTGAATATCCTGCGCACTGATGACACGCCCGTCACAGGTGTCACCCTCAACGCCGATACGAAAGAATTTTGAGACTTTTTTTGCCATTGTCAGGAGTCCTGAATAGTGATTAGAGGAGTCACATGTCGGCATCAGTTTCCCGACGATGCGCATCCTCCGCCATCAGTCCCGGATGGCTTATCACTGACACAACAGCACCTTAGCGAATCGCGGGGCGCGACTCAGTAGCCTTGCCGTGTATTCATCACGGCGAGGTATTCATGACCATCACCACAGACACCACTCTTTTACACGACCCGCGTCGTCAGGCGGCGCTGCTGTACTGGCAGGGATTTTCCGTGCCGCAGATTGCCGCCATGTTGCAGATGAAACGCCCGACGGTGCAGAGCTGGAAACAGCGCGACGGCTGGGACAGCGTTGCCCCCATCAGCCGTGTCGAAATGAGTCTGGAAGCGCGGCTGACCCAGCTCATCATCAAACCGCAGAAAACCGGCGGTGACTTCAAGGAAATTGACCTGCTCGGACGCCAGATTGAACGACTGGCACGGGTCAACCGTTACAGTCAGACCGGCAACGAGGCAGACCTTAATCCGAACGTCGCTAACCGCAACAAAGGCGGGCGTCGCAAACCGAAAAAGAATTTTTTCAGTGACGAGGCCATCGAAAAGCTGGAGCAGATTTTCTTTGAGCAGTCTTTCGAATATCAGTTGCACTGGTATCGCGCCGGGCTTGAGCACCGCATCCGCGATATCCTGAAATCCCGCCAGATTGGCGCGACGTTTTATTTTTCCCGCGAGGCGCTGCTGCGCGCCCTGAAAACCGGTCATAACCAGATTTTTCTGTCGGCCAGTAAAACGCAGGCGTATGTGTTCCGCGAATACATCATCGCCTTTGCCCGTCTGGTTGACGTTGACCTGACCGGTGACCCGATTGTCCTGGGCAATAACGGCGCAAAACTGATTTTTCTCGGCACCAACTCCAACACCGCACAGAGCCATAACGGCGACCTGTACGTCGACGAGATTTTCTGGATCCCGAATTTTCAGGTACTGCGTAAGGTGGCATCAGGTATGGCCTCACAGAGTCACCTGCGCTCGACCTATTTCTCCACCCCGTCCACGCTGGCGCACGACGCCTACCCGTTCTGGTCAGGTGAACTGTTCAACCGGGGACGCGCCAGCGCCGCCGAACGCGTGGAAATCGACGTCAGTCATAACGCCCTTGCCGGAGGTCTTCTCTGTGCGGACGGCCAGTGGCGGCAGATTGTCACCATTGAGGACGCCCTGAAAGGTGGCTGCACATTGTTCGACATTGAGCAGCTTAAACGCGAAAACAGCGCCGACGATTTTAAAAACCTGTTCATGTGTGAATTTGTTGATGACAAGGCATCGGTATTCCCGTTCGAGGAGCTGCAACGCTGCATGGTCGACACGCTGGAAGAATGGGAAGACTATGCGCCGTTTGCCGCAAATCCGTTCGGCTCCCGACCGGTATGGATTGGTTACGACCCGTCACACCGTGGCGACAGCGCCGGATGCGTGGTACTGGCACCGCCGGTGGTGGCCGGTGGCAAATTCAGAATACTTGAGCGTCACCAGTGGAAAGGTATGGACTTTGCCACCCAAGCGGAATCCATCCGCAAACTCACCGAAAAATATAACGTCGAATACATCGGTATTGATGCCACCGGCCTCGGTGTCGGCGTGTTCCAGCTCGTGCGCTCGTTCTATCCCGCCGCGCGTGATATCCGCTACACGCCGGAAATGAAAACCGCAATGGTGCTCAAGGCAAAAGACGTTATCCGCCGTGGCTGTCTGGAATATGACGTCAGCGCCACCGACATCACCAGCTCGTTTATGGCTATCCGCAAGACCATGACCAGCAGCGGGCGCAGCGCCACCTATGAGGCCAGCCGCAGCGAGGAAGCCAGCCATGCCGACCTCGCCTGGGCGACCATGCACGCCCTGTTAAATGAGCCACTCACCGCCGGTATCAGCACCCCGCTGACATCCACCATTCTGGAGTTTTACTGATGAGCAAGAAAAAGGGAAAACCCGCAACCTGCGGCAAAAAAAATGACCGCCAACGCCCCGAAAATGGAAGCATTCACCTTTGGCGAGCCGGTGCCGGTACTCGACCGCCGTGACATTCTGGATTACGTCGAGTGCATCAGTAACGGCAGATGGTATGAGCCACCGGTCAGCTTTACCGGTCTGGCAAAAAGCCTGCGTGCTGCCGTGCATCACAGCTCACCGATTTACGTCAAACGTAATATTCTGGCCTCGACATTTATCCCGCATCCGTGGCTTTCCCAGCAGGATTTCAGCCGCTTTGCGCTGGATTTTCTGGTGTTCGGTAATGCGTTTCTGGAAAAGCGTTACAGCACCACCGGTAAGGTCATCAGACTGGAAACCTCACCGGCAAAATATACCCGCCGTGGCGTGGAGGAGGATGTTTACTGGTGGGTGCCGTCCTTCAACGAGCCGACACCTTTCGCGCCCGGCTCCGTGTTTCATCTGCTGGAGCCGGATATTAATCAGGAGCTGTACGGCATGCCGGAATATCTCAGCGCCCTTAACTCTGCCTGGCTGAATGAGTCAGCCACGCTGTTCCGCCGCAAGTATTACGAAAACGGCGCACATGCCGGATACATCATGTACGTCACTGATGCCGTGCAGGATCGCAACGATATCGAAATGCTTCGCGAAAACATGGTCAAGTCGAAAGGCCGCAACAACTTTAAAAATCTGTTTCTCTATGCCCCGCAGGGAAAAGCCGACGGCATTAAAATTATCCCGCTCAGTGAAGTGGCAACGAAGGACGATTTTTTTAATATCAAAAAAGCCAGCGCCGCTGACCTGCTGGACGCGCACCGCATCCCCTTTCAGTTGATGGGCGGCAAGCCGGAGAACGTCGGGTCGCTGGGTGATATTGAGAAAGTGGCAAAGGTCTTTGTCCGCAATGAGCTTATCCCGTTACAGGACAGGATCCGCGAGATAAACGGCTGGCTCGGTCAGGAGGTCATCCGCTTTAAAAACTACTCACTGGACACTGACAACGGCTGAACATCGCCGCCTGCGGGCGGCTTTTTTACACCCAGTCATCACGCCCTCACACGCTCACCACCGCACAAAACAGCCCGCAGACACAGCAACGCCCCGGCGCAAAATCTAAACGCCGCCACGACGCGCTCAGACGCTGAAAAAATAAAATCAGCACCACCGCCAGCGCGCAGTGCTTTCCCCGCCTCGCCCGCCCGCTTCATGTGGCGGTTTTAATGCAGTTGCATAGATACTATGGATCCGCACCAGCTCTGACCGCAAGCAGCCGGAACGGGCATCCCCGACGCATGCAAAAACATTCACTTGTTGCATGCACGGCTTATTTAATGACAAATCAACTTAAGCGTCACCGCAGCTCCCACAAAAAACGTAACACCATGATTTTATTGATATTTATGACTTTTTTAATTGCTTATTTAAGTCCACCATATTGAAACCGTGCATTTTTTAGCCGCCAATAACTTTAAAAAATTTACATTGCTTTCAATACCTTATCATCCGTAGTCTCTGCTTTTTACTTTGAGCTATATCAAAAAAAGCTCAAACATCCTTGATGCAAAACCAGGATTACACAACATAAAATGCAACCAGAAACAACGACATACTATATGTTGTGTTGTTCAGGCTCTCTGTTCGGTGATATGCCAGATCACTTTGCGTTTAAACAGAGCATTATTTCAGGGCAAGACTTCGCTAAATAGTAACTCCGCCTTAGAAGCGCATATATCGGCGGAAATTGCCCTCTGCTTACAGGAGGAGATATGAAGAAGTGCTATTACTGCATTCTCGTTCTGGCCCTCTTTGGCTATCCATATGGTAGTCCAAGTGGTTTGTCAGTAAACGTCAGTAATATCCATGTAAGTATTATTCTTTAGTATGCTTCAAACAAAAAAACCACCTGCCAGGGTGGTTTTTTTGCGCCTGTCATCATTCCGATGAAAGACTAGCAAGACTTCGCTCGAGATGAATTATGCTTCGACAAAAGGTCACTCGCAATGGTTTTATTAGCCGAAATAGATGCTCTTTTATGACTCGAATCAAATAGCTGCTTTAAATTACATGCTAGCGATTCAATACAATTTAGCCTTCTACTTCAGCATGCTATTGCTCCTCATCTGCCTTAGAGGCGCTTCGCATAATCCATTCAAAGGCATATAAAATCACGCTGCATTTTTACTCAAATGGGTAACAAAAATCCAGGCCACTCATCAGCGACCTGATAATTGAAAGATTTCCCGTAATAATTTACGGTCGCGCCACGCGCCAGCGCCTCAAGCTCCCATCGCTGCGGCCTGATACCGTTCTGAGCAAGGTCAACGCGGATACGGGTAATTTGCATTCTTTCCGACCGGGTCAGTCTGGCCGATGGTGCAATTTCATGTGGTTTTAACGGGCTTCCGTTTCTTTGCTGACGGTTTGGTGTTCTCAGGTCGTGTTTTAATGCCCCCCTGAGCGCCCTCACGACCTCCGGTTCATTCCATTCAATAACACCGTCATCAACCAGATTAAGCACTGCTGCGGCGTGCTCAGAAGGTGTGGGAGCCGGTAACGAAGTATCACCACCGGTGAGCTTTCCACAGTTATTGACAGGACTCCGAGGCGCGGCGATGCCGCTTTTTAAAGTCAGAGGCTCAACGACCGGAACTTTCGGCACAATGCGCCAGTCCGTCGTTCTGGTGATATGAATATGACGCGCGCCGAGATGCGGCGCGTAAATGCCGACCACTCTCTCGACTTCTTCCTCGTACTCGTTAACTTCATCCGACGGACTACGGGCGACCCTGACAGTCTGACAATCGCGCGGGACATTTGCCCCACCCTGCGCGCTGATATACAACGCAAAATCACCACTGTCTGCGGCGGCGCGTGCAGCCTCGACGCGCTCGTCAAACTCATCAGCAATGCTGACGCCGCGAGGCAATTTGCGTAGTTCACGGTAAGCCCCCATTGTCGGCAGACCAACCGTTTTAAATTGTGGGATGCGCCACGTTGACGCCCATGCGGTAACAGCCGCAGCAGTGTCTTTCAGCGGTCTGCCGGTATCGTTATCGAGCTGACCATCCAGTGCATAGCCATCGATGTTTTTTGAGATGTATTTCGCGATATACCCCGCAGCACCGCCCTGGTTAAGGTGTTTTGCCTGAAAACGGTTTCGCGCGGCTCCTCTTTCGTCGCCATCCTCTTTGAGCGCATAGCGACGCATGATTTCGATAATCTGGTTACGCTGGCGTGGATTACAAAAAAGCATCATATGCCAGTGCGGCGTTCCGTCGTGGTGTGGCTCGACGACACGCAAACCGTAGACCTGTAAATCATTATCTTTGAATGCCGTGCGCATCAGGCTCCAGATATGGCAGAGATAACGCTGCGCATCCTTTGGATTAAATGCCTCATCGTTCCAGCCGTGATTTAGCTGGACGGTTTTACTTTCGCCTTTTCCGACCTGACGTGTCGGGTGATACTTTGACGGCGCGGTAAGCGTGATAAACATCCCCACATCACCCTCTGCGGCGGCGTAACGCTCAATACCGGCAATGGTGTTCATCAGCTCCATCCGGCGAATTTCAGGATTAGAAATACTGCCCATCACCTTACTGATAAGGTCGATGCGCTCGCCGGTTTCCCTGTTTTCAAGGTCACACGATTTAAGAAATTCCAGATTTGCCTGGCGGCGTGCACGCACATCACGAATGGCATGTTTACTGGCATAAGGAGAACGGTCTTTATTCACCTCCCCGACAGCAATCAGTAACGCCTCATGCCAGCGCATACGCTGGCCTTTGAGCTGATGAGTCCACCACTCATCGTTAAACAGACGGGCAATGGCAGAATATGCCTGCCTCGTGGTCATCTGTCCTTTACGGTATTTTTTCCAGTAAAGCGGGGAAATATTGAAAGCACGTGCAGCGCCAGCAACATGACCATAGAGGTGAGCCTGCGCCTCATCCGTAAATAGCGATTCTTTTTCGCCATGTGCATCCACCCAGGCATCGCTGAGTTCCTCATACATCATGAAAAGCTGCGATGAGATACGGGCGGCAAACTTTTTCAGCTCCTTGTCATTCATTCCCGGCAGGCGCGCATAGTGGTCACGCTCTGCCAGAAACAGCAACGACGCGTCGGTGTTCATTTCATGGCGCTGATTCACACGCTCAATGCGCGGCCATAAACGACGCTGAAAAGTGGATGTGAGGAAATAAAACCCGTGCACCGGGCTTTTATTGCGCCGGATGTAGTCATAGCGTGAAGTAAACAGCGAGCGCAAAAAGTAAGGCAGGCGGTTAATCGTGGATAAAACACCTTGCATCTGACGCATCTCGTCACGTGTAAGGGGTCTTTCGCGCCCGACGGCCTCGCGTGGCGCGTTCCATGCATAAGCACCGGTAAACATCTTACCGGTGCCTGCGGCAAATGCTGACGGAGGGACAAAACGCCCGGAGGTTTTAACGGCCATATGAGCCAAAAGCCTCTGAACAACGCTTGCTGAGTTGCTCAACCTGCGCGTTTAAATCAGCAAAAGACTTTGCGCTTCCGGTCAGAATATCGTGATGCATCAGGCCGGAAACGAGCTGGCTTAATTTCGGATAATAACCAACCACCGCCAGCCATTCCTGACCGGCGTTTTTACCGCTTTCCGCTCTCTTTTTCTCGTGGAGAATAAACTGAAAGCTGTCACTGGTAACGACATAACGTTCGCCAATTTCAATACGAATACTCATGCCGTTCTCCGGTAATGTTTGTTTTTTGCTTCAAAGACTGACTGGCAGGAAACACAACGCGTGGCTGACGGATAAGCCGCACGACGGGCAGCAGGTATTGGCACGTCACACTCTTCGCAAACCAGCGCAGAAGCACCGCAATGTTTTACCCTTGCCGCGTTAATCTGGCGCTCCAGTAATTCAGCCTGTTGTTCCTGAATAAAATCTACGTTGTCCGGCATTACCAGTTCCTTTTGTCGTTAAGGTTTTTAAATTCATCAGCGCAATAGCTGGCGATTTCTGTCGTTAATTTCGTCAGTTCATCCACGGAGGAGATTTGCTTGTGAAACACGGCGCGTTTAACAAGTAAATTGACCACATCAGACAGGAGATTTAATTCGTTCTGATAAATCGCGATAACAGACTCAGTTATTTCGCGTTTTTCTTTATCAAGACCAAGTTGAATAAGAGATAAATCGCCATTTTTCATAACGGCGATTTTTAAGGCGTTATTCAGTAATACAACTGAACGAGAACAGGACATCAAAGCACCTCCCCGCGAGACAATCCGATATTGTGAAATTTTTCCGACTCCTGACTGAGCAGCTCGACTATCTCCACGCGGGATAACTCCGCCTTTGTGATGTGGCGAATCATGGCGTCAAGATGAGAAGAAAAGCGCGTCGCTGCGTCGGCCTGTGCTTCGGTTCTGGCCTGTTGCAGCAGTAATGCGTATTTACCGCACTGATTTTCAGAAACTGTATGCATGACTTTCTCCAGGCAAAAAGAAGCCCCGCACAATTAAGTGCGTTAAAAACTCTGGTTAATTACTTAATGCAGATATTGCTCTGGTTTTACCGACGTCAGAATTGTCGGTGCATACTCAAACAGACTGAATAATTCACGTAATGCACGGAATAAAGCATCACGCCAGTAACATGATTCTTCATTAATGCGCCAGTACGGCTGATTGAATTCTTTTTCTGTCAATCCCGCATGCATAAAATAAAGTGCGACGCTGACTGACTGTTAAAAAACTAATATATGCATACTCACTCGCGCCAACCTGACGGCGTTTTGAGAATGCCCCGCGCAATTCATCAATTGCACATACCAGTCGTTCACGTTCGACGTCGTTCATTTCTTCAAAACGCATCGTTGCGTGACGCTGTTTTAACTGAGCATGGAAGCAAACCGTTAACCGTTCGCGCTCCATCATCTGATTATAATAATCACATGTATCCTGCCAGCGAGGAACGGCAAGATGCTTACCAATTATCCGGCGCATAGCTGCTGGCTGTTTTTCAACGAGATTGAGCGTCATCACTGTCATTTCCAGACCCTCCGGCTTTTCAGAAAGGTCAGAGCCTTTTTTACCGGACTCTGTTTTTTGGTGCGGATAATGATTCCCTTACGCCCCTTACCGTGGGTGATGGTGAAGTCAATCGCCCTGGGGCTTTCGTTACGCAGTAACTGAGCAATACAACGAGGCTCATTCATACGGTTCTCCTTAACGTGGTTCACCGAGACCTAACCACATCAACCAGCCGTCACGAATCTCTTTAGGGCGGCTTTCATAAGCCAGTTTTAGTCCGTTATTCCATGCCGGAAGGTATACCCAATATTCACCTGCACGACCTGAAGCTGATTGTGGATCGGTCATATCAATTACAGGCAGCTTTCCTTTATCGATCATCCGACGAACCGCTCCTGTCGATTTTCCTATTAGTTTTGCGAACTCCTGATAAGGAATCGCATCAGTCATGAGTGTTACTTGCTTGCTCATGTCGTCCTCTAGCCCTCATGAATTGCGTTTAATGTCTTATAATGCCTTTTAGTGCCCACATCCAAGCACTAAACAATCTACATCTAAACTAAATACTATTGAGATCTAAACACCATGTCAAACACGATAAGCGAGAAGATAGTCTTAATGCGAAAATCAGAGTATTTGAGCAGACAACAACTTGCTGATTTAACAGGGGTTCCGTATGGCACGCTGAGTTACTATGAAAGTGGTCGTTCAACACCTCCAACAGATGTCATGATGAACATCCTGCAGACCCCACAATTCACCAAATACACTTTATGGTTCATGACCAATCAGATCGCTCCTGAGTCCGGGCAAATTGCGCCCGCTCTCGCACACTTTGGGCAAAACGAAACAACGTCGCCCCACTCCGGTCAAAAGACTGGTTAACAATTCATCGTGAATATATTCATCACAAGTGCCTACTATTGGTGGCTAAATTTCAGCCACCACGAAAAAAGCGATTAGTAGTCGCAAAAAAACACACCACTCGGAGGGTTTTCTGATGGCAATCAAAAAACTCGATGATGGTCGATATGAAGTGGACATCCGCCCTACTGGACGTAATGGAAAACGCATCCGTAGGAAGTTTGATAAGAAAAGCGAAGCTGTCGCTTTCGAGAAATACACGTTGTACAACCACCACAATAAAGAATGGCTATCAAAACCAACAGACAAGCGACGTCTGTCGGAGCTGACACAGATCTGGTGGGATTTAAAGGGTAAACACGAAGAGCATGGGAAATCTAATCTTGGAAAAATTGAAATCTTCACAAAAATAACGAATGACCCATGCGCATTTCAAATTACGAAATCGCTTATCAGCCAGTACTGCGCCACCCGAAGAAGTCAGGGTATTAAACCTTCGAGTATCAATCGTGATTTAACATGTATTAGCGGCATGTTTACAGCCCTGATTGAAGCGGAGTTATTCTTTGGTGAGCACCCTATCAGAGGGACAAAAAGGCTTAAGGAGGAAAAACCAGACACAGGCTATCTCACGCAGGAAGAAATTGCCTTACTGCTTGCTGCTCTTGACGGCGACAACAAAAAGATTGCGATTCTTTGCCTGAGTACTGGAGCACGTTGGGGAGAAGCAGCTCGTTTGAAAGCAGAAAATATCATCCATAACCGCGTCACGTTTGTTAAAACGAAAACAAACAAACCACGCACCGTCCCGATCTCAGAGGCTGTTGCCAAAATGATCGCGGATAACAAACGAGGTTTTTTATTCCCTGATGCTGATTACCCTCGCTTCAGACGAACAATGAAAGCAATAAAACCGGATTTGCCAATGGGGCAAGCCACACATGCACTAAGGCACAGCTTTGCCACTCATTTCATGATTAATGGAGGAAGTATTATCACGCTACAACGGATACTAGGTCACACGCGGATTGAGCAAACTATGGTTTACGCTCATTTTGCGCCAGAGTACCTTCAGGACGCCATTTCTCTTAATCCGCTAAGAGGTGGTACTGAGGCCGAGAGTGTCCACACAGTGTCCACAGTAGAGTAACGTTTAAGGGCTTTCAGTGGTAATTTATGCCGCTCAAACCCGCATTGTACCGTTGAAAGCCCCTACTGGTGACCCCCTAAATCTCCCTTACACGGGCTTATTTTTTATGCATAAGCCCTATCCCTGGTCACCGTCTTCCATTGACCACATCGATAGAATCTCCCTTCATAGCACGATGCCTTTCACGTAACGGCATCGTGCTCGCACAGGTTCCGGCTAAGCACAACCAGAACGCACATATTTGACGCTTACCAAAAAATATTCTCACTCTCCACATTTGAATGTCAGACGAGCGACACCATGTAATCCTACACCTTCTGTCTTCAGCTCAACTATTTGCATTTTTTTGCCCTGAGTAACACAGAAATGGGCTGCATCATTTTTTACTATATTTTCTGCACCAGATATTCTACCCCTGGCTAAAGAAGCTTCGGCTTCGGTGTAGTATTGGTTATCGAGTTTACGCTGAATATTACTTTTATATGCAAGGCCAAATTTACCGATACTTGTCTCATCATTATGCACAGCACAACCAGACATAAGAAAAACACTAATTAATGATATAGCAGCTATTTTATTCACCTCACCTTCCCCCAT